TCGTGCTGCGGGCCCAACTCATGCTTTCGGCGCCGAGGCTCGATCTACGCCGGCGCTGCGCGCCGCTCCTCGAGGACGGAATGGAAGGGGCGCAGCGTTGACCCTCTCCCTCCGCCCCTATCAGCGCTCGGCCATCGAGGCGCTCTACGAATATTTCTCCGCCAGCGCGGGAAATCCGTTGGTCGTGCTTCCAACAGGTACGGGAAAAAGCCTGTGCATCGCGGGCTTCACGCGCGAAGCGATCGCCGCCTATGGCGACACCCGCGTGCTGATCCTCACCCATGTGAAGGAGCTAATCCAACAAAACTTCATGGCGCTGCTGCGCGCCTGGCCCGACGCGCCAGCAGGCATTTATTCAGCCGGGCTGTCACGCCGGGACATTCACGCACAGATCCTCTTTGCCGGCATTCAGTCCATCCACCGCCACGCATACAAGGTGCAGCGTTGCGATCTGGTGCTGATTGATGAAGCCCATCTGCTCGGCCGCAACGACAGCGGCATGTATCGCCGCTTTCTCGCGCAGCTAAAGGAGATCAATGCCGGCCTCACCAAGGTCGTCGGTTTCACTGCCACACCTTACCGGCTGGATAGCGGCCTGTTGCACGAGGGCGAGGACAGGCTGTTCACCGATATCGCCTATGAAGTGCCGGTGCTGGACATGATCCAGCAAGGCTATCTCTGCCCGGTGGTCCCCAAGCAGACCACCACGCAGCTTGATGTCGGTGGTGTTGGTACACGCGGCGGGGAATTCATCGCCAAGGACCTTGAGGCCGCAGTTGATCGCGATGAGGTCACGCGCGCCGCCGTGGCCGAAATTGTCGAGCATGGTGCGGATCGTGGATCCTGGTTGGTATTCTGCTCCGGCATTGCCCACGCCCGCCATGTGCGGGACGCCGTCCGCGAGCACGGCATCTCGGCCGAGACCGTCACCGGTGACACGCCCGGGCCCGAGCGCGATGGCATCCTGACGGCTTTCAAGGCCGGAAGGCTGCGCTGCGTCACAAACGCAAATGTCCTCACCACCGGCTTTGACGCGCCGGGCACAGACCTGATCGCACTGCTGCGCCCCACCAAGAGCGTCGGGCTCTATGTCCAGATGGTCGGTCGCGGTACGCGCCTTGCCGAGGGCAAGGATGACTGCCTGGTGCTGGACTTCGCCGGCAACACAGCGCGGCACGGCCCGATCGATACGGTGGATGGCCGCAAGAAGGAATCCGCAGAAGACGGCAAGGCACCGATCAAAACCTGCCCCGAATGCAAAACCATCAACCACGCGAGCGCGCGGCACTGCATTGAGTGCGACTATGAATTCCCGCCACCAGTGATGAAGGTGGCACCGAAGGCAGCGTCAGACGCGCTGCTGTCCACGCAGATCCAGGCAGCCTGGTGCGACGTCACTGATATTTCCTACGCGCGGCATGAAAAGCCTGGAAAGCCGGCGTCGCTCCGCGTCACCTATGAATGCGGCCTTATCCAGCACAGCGAATGGGTGTGTTTCGAACACACCGGATTTCCCCGCGACAAGGCGCTGTCCTGGTGGCGGCGTCGCGCACCCGACCTTCCGCCACCCATGACGGTGAATGAGGCGCTGGCCCAGCAGCATCATCTGCGCCGCCCCATCGCAATCCAAGTCCGGCCCACCGGGCAATACACCGAGATCACCGCCGTGAGGTTCATGTGAAATGCGCTGCCTGTCGTCTGCGCACTGCGCGTTGCTTTGGTTGGTTCGATCCGCGGCTGAAAACCGGGACGCCACGTTGGGCCTGTTCCATGCGCTGCATGCATGCCATGCGTCGGAGGTGGGGCGTGATTGATCCCGATGAACACGAAATCGCCGCCATCCAGGCCGCGAGCCCCATGGCGGGCGAGTATCTGGAGAGCATCGGCAAGACCGATCTTGCGGTGCTGAGCGATGCCGAATGGCTGACGCTGCTGGAGGTGATCGTCACCGCCTATCAGGACGCGCTGGCACAGCGCCTGGATAGCGGCAGCCATCCCGCACCACCTTTGCCTGGGAGGGCCGCATGAAGGATTTCATGGCCCAATTCGGCGCGCGGCTCGTGGATAATGGCTATCCGGTCATTCCCATCATGCCGGGCGCCAAGGTGCCGGGCCATTTCTGCAAAGGCGCCTGGGCGGCCTATCGCGATTGGACGCGACATTGCGACCGGGCGACCAAAAGCTTCGAGATCGACATCTGGCGTCGCTGGCCCGATTGCGCGGTGGGCATCGCCTGCGGTGCGGTGGTGGGCATCGACATTGATGTGCCCGACGCCTCGGTCGCAGTCGCGCTTACGGATCTGGCGAAGCGCATGCTGGGCGAGACACCGTGTTTGCGCATCGGTCAGGCACCGAAGCGCCTGCTGGTCTATCGCGCTGCGACAGCCTTTCGCGGGCGCAAGCGTCATCCGCTGGAAGTGCTGGCACGCGGCCAGCAATTCGTCGCCTATGCCATCCACCCTGGCACCGGGCAGCCCTATTCCTGGCCCGAGGAGGGCCTGACCGACACGCCGCTTGTCGACCTGCCCGAGATAACCGAAGCGGCCTGCAACGCCTTCCTGGACGCCGCGTGGGACATGGTCCCGGCGGCGCTGCGCACGACAACGCTGAACATGGATGGCCCGAGCAACACCTGGCGCGGGCCATCCGATCCGCGCGGCACCCCAGAAGCCGTCGCTGCCGCGCTCGCCTTTCTGCCGAATGACGATCTGCCTGGGAATGAATGGATCACCATCGGCGCCGCCATCAAAGCCGCGATTGGCGAGGAGGGCCGCGACCTTTGGATTGAGTGGTCTCGCAAGGCAAATAAGTCGGGCCAATCGGGCCGCAGCGATACGCCAGAGCGACGTTGGGCGACACTCAAGCCGCATAGCGCAGGTGCGGGCAAAATCTACTGGCTGGCGGCAGAGCACGGTTGGAATCCGCCGCCAGAGATCATCCTGAATGGGAATGTGGCGGAGCAGATGGCAAAGCCGCACCCGGCGGCGGGGCTGTTGGCAAAGGCAAACGCTGCGGCCGCCCCGAGCGCACCACCACCCGCGCCTTATCGTGTCCCGCCAGAACTGCTGCAGGTCGACGGCGCCTTGCGGCTTTTTCTCGATTACGCGAACGCGACAGCCATAAGCCCGCAACCCTTCCTGGCGCTTGGCGCAGGTATCTGCATGATCGGCGCCCTGGCCGGCAGGCGATACCGCACACCCACCGATTTGCGCAGCAACGTCTATGCCGTCGGCATTGCTGACAGCGGCGGCGGTAAGGATCACGCGCGGCGTTGCGTCAAACGCGCCATCTTCGCGGCAAAGCTTGACCGCTACCTTGGCGGCGAAGAACTCGCCTCATCAGCCGGGCTGCTCACATCCTTGCAGCGCCATCCCGTGCGGCTGTTCCAGGTGGACGAATTCGGCCAATTCCTAAAGGCCGTCCTGAGCCCACGTGCGCCGACGCATAAAGCAGCCATCTGGGCTGAATTGACTAAGCTCTACACCTCGGCGGCTGAGCCATACATCGGCACAGAATACGCCGATCAAAAAACCAAGCCGCGCGTCACGATTGAGCAGCCCTGCGCCTGCCTCTGGGGCGTCACCGTGCCGGGACCATTCTGGACGGCGCTGGAAGGTGGCGCGCTGGGCGATGGGTCCATGGCGCGGTTTATGGTGTTCCTGACCGACGATGATTATCCGGCCCGCGATGGCGCGCCCGCACCAATGGAACCGCCAGCCGACCTTGTCGCGGCCCTAACCGACATCGCACGCGGCGTTCCTGGCCATAGCCATGGCGGCAATCTGGCGGAGCTCATGGAATGCTCGGCACCGATGCATGCCTATACGGTTCCGCTTACGCCTGAAGCCGAAATGGCCATGGCAGAGATACGGCGCGAAGCAACAGACCTGCTGCGCGCGCATCGCGGCACTTATGCCACCGCCCTTTTTGGCCGCTACGCCGAGAACACCGCCAAGCTCGCCATGATCGCCGCCATCAGCCGCGATCCGGCCGAGCCGGTGACGCAGCTGCGCGA